ATCGCACCTGTCATACCATTCTGCACAGTAAGAAATGTTCGCAACTTATTCGCATTGATTTTCTGAAAGGTTTTACCTGTTTGTGATAGTATACCAGTAATTACTTCTGTTTCAGTAGAAGTAAATGTTGCAGTTCCACTTGCATCCTTGTATGTGGCATCGTCCATCCATACAGTAGAAGGTTTCTTCAACCCCGCAATGTCTGCACCAAATGATGCTTTCATTCCCTGTAGTGTGTCACCCGTGTATGTGGTGTGCCAGACAATACCAACCTTTGCTTTGTTGATAGTCTTACCTAATACGCTATCAACAGGTACAGCATAAACAATAGTGTTAGGCTGAAAAGTGTAACACTTAGTGCCATCGATAGTCTCTGTTTCCACATCATTCGTGAACATGAGGTCACCTTGGAGTACTCCCTTGATACCCAACTTTGAAAACTCTGCAAGTGCAACTTTAAACTTTTCATTTAATGCTCCAGATAAATCATCATCAATTTCCTGTGCGGTCTTGTATAATTTGGGGGATACGTTAAAAACGCTCTTCTTAGCCACAAAAAAGTCACCTGTCTCTGGTTCAACACCAGCGAAGATGGCTGGAGCTCCGTCCCACTTAACCGTCATGTTAACAGAGGAACGTGTAGAACCAGAAAGCATATCACGAAGAGAACGTAGGAAGTTAAGAGCAGCTCTGCCACCATCTACACCATAGTTGAGGATTTCGTCCTCCAGATGTTCTAGGTGAAGGTTCTTACCACCCTTATCTTCTAGGAGTATTTCTGAAAATGACATCATTTAAATATTGCCCTAAAATCTGCTGTTGCAACAGCTTGAAATTGTGGATTTGCAGTATAACTACCTTTGTATCTTATTTGTAAATTTATGATCTGGGAGTTGTCGCTCATAATAGAAAAGAACACCTTTGCAGCGTTTGATCCATCTTCCCATGCATTTTTCTTACCGGGCGTTGTGATCATTTTTATATTAGAATTAAATATTTTTGTTAGTGCTTCAATCGTTTGCGGCATATCTTTGTTTTGTGCTTCTTCTACTTCTACTGTACCACCAACAAATCTTCCTATCCCTGTTAACAAATAAAATTTAAATTCTTTAGTATCTTCTATATCTTTCATTTTAGTTCTGAATAGAAGTTCTATAAAAGCTTTTACGAACTCATCACCATGTTTAGTAAGAACTTGATCAACACGCCTAAAGAATGTATTTCTACGGTCTTTAAGATATACTCCCATCTGTTTTTGTGATATCTTAGAAATAATTTTATTCTTATCTTTGATATCCATACCCTTTACGGATTTCTTAGTATGCTTGAATACAACATAATCAAAGAATAGCTCTTTACTTTTTTCTATTGATTCTATTTCTTTTGCACCAAGAATATCTTTAAGGATACCTTTATCACCAGTAATAGGTTTGTTGATAAGAGTAGGATCAACATCCTTACTCTTTGACTTCTTCTTTAAGGAAAAACCATAGAATATGCCATCACCACCTTTAACAACAATATCAGAAGAATTATAATCCTTTACACCACCTATTGGGGGGTTGTATTTTTTAATATCTTCACCCCAACCTTGGCCAGTCCAGTATGCCTTTACGGGGTTAGAAACCACTTTGAGAATTGCATTTGATGAGGAAATTGCAGTTGCAAGGTCATTAAAATTACCAGTAAATTGATCTATCAAATCTGGTCTACCAGTAGCACCTTCAATTTTGTTGAATTGAGTTTTTGCTTCCTCAATCATTTCTATTGCAGCAACTTCATCAATATTACCAGATTTTACTTTGTTGAGAACTAAAGCAGCAACCATTAATTCTTGTGTAGATTCACTAATCTTTACACCACCACCTTTACCAAAGGAACCTTGACCAAAAGCAAGTTTTATGTCTGGTGTATTTTCTTTTGCCCAATCACGAATTTCGGTATCCTTATCTTGGCCACTACGAATCTTAATACCGACACTTCCAGCAGCAATAGGAATATCATCTAGTTTCAATGAAACCAAATATTTTAGTAATGATTTTAGTTGAGTTTTGTCTAACTTAGTGTCAAAATCATCAATATCAGAGTCACTTTGAATCGGAATATTATATGCCTCAGTAAAATTATACTGAACCTTATCGACATGGGGGATGTATGATTCTGTGCGGGGGCGTAATTGCCGGACATATTGTTGCAGTGGCATAAATCTCTCCATATCCATTAAATAAAAATAGGGGATGAAACCCTCACCCCCTATTTATACATAGTCTATGTTAGAATGTCAAGCGTTAATCCGTAGTTTCTTCAATGTAGTTGTTTTTAGTATCCTCAATTTCATGGTCAAGATTTTTGATATCAATCGTAAAACCCTTAGAATCAAGCCAAAACATCATCTCTTTCTTCCATGCAGAAATGTTTGCCTCATAATTATCTTTAGCATCAACGTCTGGATGGTGTATAATAAGTTTTAACTTCTTACGGAACTGAGCGGTTTCATTTTTAGGATTATTATCACTATAAAAGTCAAGCAAAACTGTTTGACCTTTAAACTGCCCAGATGACATATATCTTCCAATCCATTCTTCATTGTCAGCGTTGTTTTTAATTGTTTCAAGTTCAGATCGAGTATAATCTTTCCACTTTTTACCTTTCTTTCCAGTTTTGATATCAGATTGAGCTCTTGCAATAGCTTTCTTAATAGACCAACCCTTTAGACCAAGGATAGTTTTTAACTGTTTTTTCGCAATCGTTGAGTTTGGTTCAACTCCTGTCTCGGACTTTAATTCAACAAGAAGTTTTGCACCATCTTCATAATCTGAATTGTATTTAATCTTGTCACTGTTCTTGTTATCAAAACCAGCAAGAGCTTTCAGAAAATACTTGGATTTACCTTCAAGAATTTCATACGGCACACGGCAAGTTGGAGTTTCTAGAACCTTTTGCTTAGACATTGCCATAAGTCCATGACGTTTTCCAACAACCACATCTGAGCCAGGTGGAAAACCAAATAACTCTCCAACACCCTCAAAGATTAGTATGGGTTTCATATTAGAGATGTTGTTTCCTATCTCCCCCAATTCAGATGCAATTTCACGTATATGAAATGGATTATCCTTTGCTCTTACTTGATATGTGTACATCTTCTTCAAAGCTTTTACAGATTCAGGATTATCTTCATCAACCCATTCTACCGAATCCACCATACCCCGGAACCATTCCAAATACTCATCTGATGGCAATGTATCCTTTCCTATGGGCGGTATTCCATATGACAGATTGTATGTAGCCGGGTTAGTCTTAATATTGGGTACTTCTTGTAACATTTTATGTTCTTTCATTTGTAAAAATTTATAATCGTTGTTAACTTCGATTACTTCAACATTAAAAAGGGGTTTATTCCCTTGAATAAGTTTCTTAAACTCCTTGTTCTCTGAACTTGTCCAATAAGGTTCACCACCATCTTCTGGCAGAAACCCCTTTTTAATTCCTAAATACCACACTCCATTTTCCACATTAGTCCATTTATACATGTAACAATTATAGTTACTGGAATTGTGGCCGATACCGGGTGGTAAAGTTCTCTCTATAACGCTTGGTGGTAATAACACTATAACCTACCTTTAAATTCTGGAGCGGGCCGAGAGAATCGAACTCCCATAAAAAGGTTGGAAACCTCTTGCATTACCATTATGCTATGCCCGCTTATTCTGTTCATCATTATCTCAAGCTAACATATCTATATGATAATGTCAAGTGCTTTTAAAAAATTTATCTTATTATATCTATCTGATCAGCATTTGTATTCCACGTTTCAGCGACAGTGCGAGTCCGTCCATCAGCAATAAGTGACTCATATCTCTTGGATGCTTTGTTGGACCACCAATCACAAACTCCTTGAAAACTATAACGATCCCAATTATCTTTTCTTTGTAGTTCATTAGTTTCCATATTCAAATATTCTTTTACGTTTGAATACCCAAAGTCTCCAAGATAAGAACGCTTCTGTTCAGTTAGTTTTTTTGCATCAAGAAATGTTTGACAAAACTTATTATAAGCATCTTCATCCACATCCTTGAGTGATGCCTTGATGATAGAAATCATCTTAGTCTGACTCTTTAGTTTTCTGCTGGACGCTTCTGGATCAACGAGTGGTTCACCCATTTTATCTTCAAACCAAGATTTCAATTGTCGATATTTTTCATCATTAATCAGTGGCGCAAAGTCAGATACAGTTTCACCTTTATGACGTAAAAATGGTTTCATGCCGTCATACTGTGATACACTTTTAGTTGTCCCATATAAACTTGTGGTTTCAAACATACAGAATGGTCCACCATACTTTTTATCCAAAATATCTTTTGCCAGATGTGAACAAGCGATTGCAGCTAGTAGTTTACCACCAAGACAATTGAATCCAAATGGTTGCACAGCGACTAGGGCAAAGCCCATTATAGTAGAGTCATTGAAACGCTTCATAACTTCTTTATTCATTGTATCTAGCGGTTTACCTAGAAACATATTGCGAGGTTTAGAATTAATAGTAGGTGAACCAAGACGAATAAAACCAACAATCTTATTAGTATTCTTTTCATACACTAACAACTTAATAGATTTGCCGGGAATAGAAGCTTCCACAGCATGAGAGGTTACAATCTCTAGATAGTTCACAAACATTTCACTTGATACTTCACGGCACTCAAACTCCATATCTTTTGGATGCATGGTGTGATCATTGAAAAAATCATCTTGCGGGCCTATACCGGGCAGGGACGTAGGGTAATTGGACATTCTTTCAAGTTTGACCTTGCGAAGATAGTCATCAATCCTACCAAAACTGGAAAAGTAATCTACGAACACATTGGCGGCATAGAGCGCATCTTGTTTGTCAAGCAGCATTTAAGAACCCCGACAAATCACCCTGTTCATTATCAACCACTGTTGACCGAAATCCATTAATCTGATAACCCTTCTCCCAATCAGTAAAATATGTTGGGACTTCAAGTTCTGGGTTTTTCATAACATAATTGGGTTTGCCATCCTTATATAGATTGAACCCCATATGTTTATATCTATTTCTTGTCAACACCTTTGTCTTTTTAGTTAGTGCAGAAAGTTCATCGTTTTCAGATGACTTGACATAATGTGTTTTGCGACACATCATGAAACAATCTCCAAAATACTCATAATCATCTAATACTATATGCGCTTGATCCATTATGAATTTTGTAACAGATTGTGGCGCCATATAGTGATCATCTGTCATGGGTTGCAACTTCCAATCATTTTTAAGCACTGTAGAGAATCCACTCTTATCAGCACCACTTGAAAATACTTGGTCATAAAATAACCTAGATATAGATCGTTCAGCGTCACTTATCAACATCTTATTCCATCGATATTGATTTGCCTTCAGTGAGTTAAATGCGGTTAACGCATATTCAGCTGGGTCTTTACGTTTTATCATCCAAAGAAATCCTCTAGTGTTCCCACTTCATCGTTTTTCAATATCCAGTTCATCTTATCCGTTATCACACGCAACGGCGCCAAGAAACTGTCTTCATATTGGCTAGTATAGTCAACCATCGGCAATATGTCAAGTTCCTTTGGTATCTTTGTCATAAAAGAAAACGCAGAGGCTTGATAGATATTGTCTTTGAGATTTACAAATTTCACCTTGTCTCCTTCTTGAATAGTAACGTACTTATTGCCAAGTTTGTTCTCATCTACGAGATGGTTGTAGAGTATTGCACCCTTAACATGCTTGGGTGCGCCGAGTGCAAATAAACGATCTGTTCCACGAAACTTCTTCAGTCCATTACAGGAGCGGGGATAGGCAATCTCTTCTGGTGGCAATGTCATAAACTCATCACGGAAATCTTGTATAAAGGTATTTAGCATCTCCTCATCACCACCCATGATGATCTTTAGTGCTTCCTTCAACTTCTCTCGACACGGTGCTGGAGTAGATGACTTGACCGCCTCAATACCCATAATCTTTAGCTTGGGTTCAGAGTAACGAACACCTTCCATGTCATAGACGTTTAGGATATACCGCTTCTTAGCAGTCCATAAACCTTTATCAGCGATGGCCTCACGTCCCATTTCCATCTTCTGTTCGTATGCGTTGGTTACTTGAGAAAGTGCGGTATAGCTTTTATCAATAAAAGGTTCCAACTTCTCTTTTGCAACCTTGTCCAAGAAACTGATGATAACATCAGTTTTTGTTCCCTCTTTAAACACCCTAGTAACCAATTTGTCAAACGTAATGTATACTGAATCTGTATCGGCAGCAATAACGTAGTCTTCATTCTTTGTATCCAAGATTTTATTAAGATGTATGTTAAGACTTTTCTCAATCCAACGTATAGACAATTGACCGCTACTAGTAATAGCCGTAGCAACCAACAGATTGAAATACCTAAACCAGTTATTACCGATTGCACCATATGCACTATTGAGTGAAATCTTCTTCGCCATTTGAATGTTGTCATATCTTGCAATATCCTTGAGTAGAGATTTGTTGCCAGTATTCTCATATTCCTGTTGAGCGTCCAACATAAGTCTCTTATATTTGACACGATCATTGTAAATACCTTCCATTAGTTCAGGCAAGAACCCTCGTTTGTCCTTACGAAAGAGTGCACCATTTGGCGTCATGCAATGCTCAGTATCATTATCGACCTTACCATACTCTAGAATCTTATCTACCATTCCCTCTATAGGTTTATCTCCACTGTTAACCAGTGTCTCTGGTGAGATATTGTATTGCATGATAAGGTGAGGATACAGAGAGTTCAAGTCAAAAGACATAACCCAGTTATGCATACCAACCTGTGGGTCTTTTACATAAGCACCCTCAAACTTCTCCACCTTCTTATTGTCTGACTTTTGAGGAATCACAATGTTCCTCTCACGCAGATAGTTGTAGATAAGAATGTCCCAGTAACGCACCGTTCCCAGCACATCCACAAAGTTAACCTTTGCATCATAAGCCATCGTCAATGCAAGTTCAATCAGCTTCATCTTATCTTCAAGGCGATCAACAATCTCAACGTCTTGAATGTTGTATTCAATAAACGACTGATAATCATTGGTATACCATTCACGAAATGTCTCAAAGGGATTGCCTGTCTTCCGTTCACCCAGTTCCACAAATGCAATGTGGTCAAGGCGATACGATTCCTGATTGGTGTATGTAAACTTGCGATATAGGTCAAAGTAATCTAATGCAGAAATGCCATCTAGAGTATACGTCTGGTGTACCCGCCCCATGTTATACACCTCACGGGCAAACACATTTCTCCACGGCGATAGACGTTTGACTTCTTCCTCATCAAAGACATTGCGAATACGATTAACCAGATAGGGAATATCAAAGAACTCTGTATTCCAGCCTGTGACGATATCGGGTGTGTGGCGTTCCCAGAAAATAAGGAACTCTTTTAGAAGATGCACTTCACTCTCGCACTGAACGTAAGTTACATCATCACGGTCAGTGACGAACTCACCAATGCCCCACACAACGATGCGTTTGGTCTGGTGGTTCTTGATAGTGATTGACAGCATCGGTTCTGCTGCATCTTCTGGTTTGGGAAATCCGTTCTCACACTCCACCTCAATATCGATGGTGACCATGAGCATCTGATCCAAGTCCCAATCAACCCGATTAGGATATTCATCAGCAATCCAACAATAAGGATACTGCGTGTT